GGGCGCACATGGCGCGAATCGTTCGCGAGGTGGGACCACGCTTCGTCTTCGTGGAAACCTCCCCAATGCTCACTTCTCGCGGGCTTGGACGTGTTCTCGGAGACCTGGCCGCAATGGGGTATGATGCGCGGTGGGGAGTGCTCGGCGCAAACGATGCCGGTGCTCCGCACAAGCGGGACAGGATCTGGATTGTGGCCGACACCACAGGCGCGCGACTACAAGGGGGCGCCAGGAGCGGGCTGCATGGCGCGTGGGGGCCACCAATCCAGTCTTCCTGCGGCAATCAAGACGTGGCCGACGCCTACGTGCCATTTGGCGCAGGAGTGCGACGCCCCGAGCGAAGCAAACCGGAACGAGCCAACGCTCACGCATCAAGCGCGTGGTGGGGACACGACCCTGCCGACCAAGCTGAATCCCGAATGGGTCGAATGGCTCATGGGGTGGCCGCTCGGGTGGACAGGCTTAAAGCCATCGGAAACGGACACGTTCCCGCAGTGGCAGCACTCGCATGGGAAACGCTAGCGGCGCACAATGAGCTAAGGGATCGACCATGAGCGAGCCGAGCCGATCGTTTGCCGAATGGCGGTGCGCGACATGCGCCCGCGTTGCGCGCGTCGAGACCGTGGGCGATCCGTTGCGCGTGCCATGGCCCGCAGGATGGATCCCGCATCGCGGCCAATTCGAGCGAGCATGGTGCGCAAGCTGCGCAAAGGCGAAGCCCTAGCCCTCGCCCTCGCGCGCGTCTGATCTCGATCTCGTGACCGAAGGGAACAGAGGAGAGGGAGAGACAAGAGGGGGATCTAGGGGGAGAGAGGAGAGGGAGTCAACGAAAAAACGATCCCGATCGAAATTCGATCGGGATCGTTTTGCGTTGCGTTATTCGCTGCACTCGTCGCAGTGCGACAGCCCGCCGGTGCACCCTGGGTACCCGCACCCACGCCGGCGGGACACCCGCGGCGCCGTGGCAGGCCCGGCCACACAGGCCACATGGACCGCGCGGGTACCCGGCGTCCACTCGACCCGGGTTCCGATCGCGATCGGCTTGGAGCAGCGCCCGCAGGCGCTCGCGAACTTCGCCGCGATAATCACAGCGCACCGCCGAAGAGCGATAGTTGGACCGCGTTAGCGATCGAGACAATCGCGAACGCCCGAAGCGCGAACTCGTGGACTACCGCCGCTTCGACGGGCGCCGCTTCGACGGGCGCCGGCTCGACGGCGGCGAAGTAGACACGCGCCACCGGGCGCGAATCGCGCGGCTTGTAGGTCTCGCCGATCCCGTCCACAGCGCGCCCATCAAGCAGATCGCCGCGCGCTACCGCGCGGGTGACGCCGGCCGCGTAGCCCGGCGTGCGCATCGAGACAACCGCGTACTCACGCCCGTTCTGGGCGGTTCCGTAGCTGATCACTTGGTAGCTTGACTGGTTCATGTGAATTCTCCGAGGCGTTTGAGGGAGCGCCTTCCCTTTGGTGTGATCAGAGTATGCACCAAGCCACGAACGGATGCAAGAATAAAGTGCGACGGAATGACGATTCTTTAGGCGATTCACTGAAGAAGAAGAACGGAACACCGTTAACGTATAGCGTACGGTTAACGTGTTACCGTGTAGTATCAGCACGAGGGGCGTCTTCTTTGTTGCGTTCGTTGACGTATTACCGTATACTGTTTCAGTACCTCACCAGCTTGGAGGAATCGTGGCGAAGAAGATCGAATTATTCGACGGCGAGACGGCCTACCGGCCAAGCGTTGCCGCGCTTGAGGCCGTCGAAGGCTTCGCGATGAGCGACGAATTCACGATGCCCGAACTCGACTTCGGCACCGAGGATCTATTTGGCGACACGGGCGCAGTGCGCGCCGTGGACCAGCTCGACGGCCTCGACCCGATCGACATGATGACCAAGCCGCGGCGAATCACCCAGACCGGCGGCATGGCCGCCACGCACGCAAGCAACTTGGCGCACCAGCTTCACGAAGCCGGCGAAGGCACGACGCGGTGCATTCTCCGCGGGACGTTCATCTTCGGCGATCTCATCATGGAGGCGGCCAAGCTCATCGGACCCTGCAAGGCCAAAATCGCCACGCTCAGCTATTCCATGGAGAACGTAGACGCGTTGTGGACCGCATTCGAGTGCGGCGCGCTCACGGGCCTCGACCTCGTTACGAGCCATTTTTTCTACAGCCATTACCGCGAGACGTTGTGGCGCGCGCTCGTGACCAACCTGCCACGCAAGGCGTGCCGATACGCCGTGGCAGGCACCCATGCGAAGGTCGCGCTACTTATCCCCGACGACGGGAGCGCGCCGTGGTGCATCGAGGGATCGGCAAATCTTCGATCTTGCCAGAACCTGGAGCAGATGACGGTAAGCATCGGCGACGCGGAAGCCGTGCGATTCCACGCGAAATGGATCGATCGCATTGTGGAGCGGTTCGAGCTCACGGACCGTGCTAACCTGGGGAACGCGGCAACATGGGCCGCAGTTACGGGAGCATCATGAGCCGAAAGACCGGAAGCGAGACATCGAAGTGGGCAGGCAAAAAGGGCGAAAAAGGACGAGCCATTTTGCGGCGCAACCAAATCGAGCGGAAGCTTGCGCGCGAAGCGGCCAACGCCGCCGTGCCGTTCTGAGAGGTAGGCCATGGCAATAGCAGGACGCGGGCGCCCCTTGACCTTGACCCCGGAAACGGCGGACAAGATCGTTGCGGCGCTGAAGATGGGCAACTACCGATCGGCCGCCGCCAAGTACGCGGGGATCGAGCCCGCGACCATGCGGCTGTGGGGTTCGCGGGCAAACAGAGGCGAGCAGCCGTTCGTTGATTTTATCGCGAGGGTAAAGGCCGCCGAAGGAGAGGCAGAGGCCTCGCTTGTCGCGACAATTCGCAGAGCGGCGAACGATACCTGGACCGCCGCGGCGTGGCTGTTGGAACGCAAGCACGCGCCGAAGTGGGGCAAGCGGGACATGAGTTGGGAAAATCAGAAACGCGAGAAGCGCGCCGCGCAGATCGCGGAGCTGGCAGAGATTCCGATCGAAGAACTGGAGCGCATGGTCGTGGCGGAAAAGGCACGCCGCGCGCGTGACGCCGCAGCGACCGCGAGCGACGTGGGCGCGATCCAGTGATTGCGATCCGCGAGGCACGGGACACCGACGCGGCGTACATCGCGGCGACCGCCTTGCGTCAGGTGCCGCGCTTCGTGCGCAGCGTACCCCGCGACGATCTGGCGCTTGTCGTCCGATCGTTGCTGGCGCATTCGCGCATCGTCGTAGCTTGCTCCGAGAGCGACGACGATGCGATCGTTGGTTGGTGCGCAGCGATCGGCGGCGTACCGTGGTTCGCATTTGTGCCGCTCGACCTTCGCGGCAACGGCATCGCGACGAGACTCAGGAGAGCGGCAAATGGTAACGATACGGCTAGTTTCGGGGATTCACCTCGACGGGAAAATGGCGGACACTTTCGAGATTGCGCGATCGCGGGTGACGGAAGCGGCAGCGGGGATCCTCATCGCGCATGAGGACGGCGCGACAACCCTCATCCCATGGGCGCGCGTCGAGTGGATGCGGTTCGCCCCTACTCGCGACGTACTTTCGGCATCAGCGAGCGGAGGTGTTGGGGAGCCTGGAGGCGCTGTTGACGCACCGGCAGGGGTTCGGCTTGACGACAGCGACGCCGTTGCAGAGGCAGCTAGCGCGCCTAATCGACGGCGCGGGCGACCTCGACGCAGCGAGCCCGGAGCTAATTGAAGCCGCGGGCGATTGCCGATCCATCGTCGGTGTGCGCCCGCGCGAGGTAACGATCGTGGCCGCCGTGCGCAGCGCGAAAACGCTCCTTTGCGCAGCCGCGGCCGTGCGAGCCACGCAGACGATCCAATGCGAGCACCTTGGACCGGGCGAGATCCCGCGCGTGTCGGTCCTTTCGTTGACCCTCGACTTGGCGCAGGTCGCACAGCACCACCTCGTGGGCTCGATTATGGCGAGCCCGGTGCTTCGCGAGCTTCTCGTTGACGAGCCGCGATTTGATTCCGTGCGCTTGCGGCACCCGAGCGGACGGCCGATCGAGATCTGCACCGTGGCAGGCAGGCGAGGAGGCGAGGGCCTAATCAGCCGATGGAGCGCGGGCCTTATCATCGACGAAGCCGCGCGCATGGGAGGCGAGAGCGATGCGATCGTGAACTTTGACGAGACACGCCGCGTCATGCTTGGCCGCTTGCTTCCAGGCGCGCAGATCCTAGCCCCTGGCAGCCCGTGGGCGCCGTTCGGTCCGATCTTCGAGCAGGTGCAAGAAGACTGGCGCAAACCCACCGCGCAGCGCGTTGTGGTGCGAGCAACCGGCCCGCAAATGAACCCGGTATTTTGGACGCCGACGCGATGCGATGCGCTTCAGACGAGCGACCCGGACGCCTACCGCGTCGATTGCGCCGCCGAATTCGCCGCGCCGGAATCCGCGCTAGTGCCGCCGGACGTTGTGGCGAGCGCCACGCGCAGCACCGCGGGCGACCTCGAGCCGGACGGCCAACGCAGCTACGTGGCAGGCATGGACGCGGCAACGCGCGGCAACGCCTGGACGCTCATCATTATGAGCCGCGATGGGCAGCGACGCCGCATCGACTTGGCGCGTCAGTGGATCGGCAGTAAAAACGCCCCGCTTGCGTCGGGCGACGTGCTTCGTGAGATCGCGTCGCTGGCGAGGAAGTACCGGATCTCGCAGGTGTGGTGCGACCAGTGGAGCGCCGATCCGCTCACCGAGCTTGCGCAGCAGCACGGCTTGGCCCTTTACCCGCGCATGACTCCGAGCCGCGATCGGTGGGAACAAGCCGCGCGCTTCCGATCCGATCTGATTGACGGCCGCATCGAAATGCACGCGGATCCCGCATTGCGCGAAGACGTGCTTCGCGTGCGCCGCGCCGTCACGAGCCAAGGTGTGCGCCTCGACCTCCCAACGGCAGGCGACGGGCGACACTGCGATTACGTCCCAAGCCTCATGCTCGCGTGCGCCCAATTCGTGCTTGACAAGCGCGCGACCCCCGATGACCGGACCAGCGCGGCATGGTATGAGGCAGAGGCACGCAAGCTGGAGGCAGCCGCCGAAGCCAACGCGCAACGATCGAACAACGTAAGGAGATGGTAATGAACGAAGCGCAGAGCGTGCAGTGGTGGACCCTCGACGACCCGACCGCGGGCCTATGGGCAACGGTCAACGAAATCGACGACGAGGACGCGACGCGCCTTGACGCATACGCCCGCTATCTTGAGCAGTACGACGTACAGCTTCCCGCCAACGGACGACGCGGCAGCCCGTACCGGCGCATCGACGAAGAGGCTTTAGCGCCGAACAAGTTTCGCCGCGTGCTCGATACCATTCACGCGAAGATCATCCGAAACAAGGTGCTTCCGCAGGCCGTCAGCACAAGCGGCAACTACTCGACGCGCGCCGCGGCGAAAACCCGCAGCCTGTTCATCGAAGGCCTTTTCGCCACCGAACGCATCGACCAACTCGACGACATGGCCGCGCGTGACGCGCTCCTCTGCGGCTTCGCCGCGGTCAAGGTCACGGGCGACGAAGCGCGCGTCAACTTCGATCGCTTGAAGCCGTGGTGCGTCAAGTTGCGCGAAGCCGAATGCAACGGAGGATTGCCGCGCCGACTGTACTACGTGGACGATTTCGATCGCGGCGTGCTGGCGCAGATGTTCCCAGAGCACGAAGCAAAGATCATGGCCGCGCCCATGGCGCACAAGCAGGGCACGAGCCGCCTTCTCGACGCGTACAACCCCGACGCCGTGCGCGTGTGCGAGGCGTGGGCGCTTGGGGGCGACGGACGCCACGTCATCAGCATTGAAGGCTTCGCGCTTCTCGACGAAGAATACGCAGAGCCCACGTTCCCCGTGGCGATCCTGAGATTCTACGCGCCGCCGATCGGCTTCTTCCCCGTCCCGATCGCCAAGCTTATCCTCCCGATCCAGCGCGAGCTTGAGTTTACCGCGGCAAAGATTCAGGCGACCTTTCGGCTTATGAGTCACGCGCATTTCATCGTTCCGCCGGGCGTCGAATTCAGCACCGAGCAAATGAGCAACGAACCGGGCACGATCTGGCGCGCGAACCCCGGACAGGTGCAGGCGTTCGCGCCGCCCACCGTGAGCGCGGACCTTTACCGCTACTTCACCGACCTTGGCCCTATGATGACCGAGATGAGCGGCGCCTCGCAAATGAGCGTGGCGAATCAGAAGCCCGGCGGAGTTACGAGCGGCATCGCGCTGCAGACCCTCGACGACGTGGAGAGCGAAGGATTCATCGCGATGCATCGCGCCTGGCAGGATTGGCACGTTACGCTTGCCAAGCTTGGGATCGCCGCGGCCGCCGTGGTTGCAGAGAACGATCCCGGTTTCAGCGTGCGCGTGCTTGGCAAAGGCCGCGCGAGCACCGTGCGTTGGAGTGACGCAGAGCTTGACGCGGAGGACTACGAGATCCGCGTTATGCCCACGAGCCAATTCGCGCGCGACTTCGCAGGCCGAATTGACCAGGCCGAAAAGCTATTGCAGCTTGGCGCGCTCACGATCCCGCAGTTTCGCGACGTGCTTGACCTTCCCGACTTGCAAGCCGAGACGGATCTAGACCTCAGTTCGCGGCACATCATCGAACGGAACGTGGACGCGATCTTGATTAAGAACATGCCGATCATCGCGGAGCCCTTCGACGACCTCGCGATGATTCTCGAATACGGGCCGAAGGCTTACAACCTAGCGCGCCTTGAAGACGCCGACCCGATCGCCCTTGAGCTTCTTCGCCGCTACATCATGAGCGCACAAGACCTCATGCCGAAACCGCCAGAACCCCAGCAACCAGCCATGCCGGAGATGATGCCCCAATGAACATCGAACTAAGCGCACCCGTATCCACCGCCGTCGAAGCCACCGAAGCCCCCGCGCAATTCATGGGAACCGACGGCGCAAGCCGTGGCGCAAGGCGCGCCGCCGCCCTCGCGGCGATCCAAGGCGACGCGCCTAGCAACCCCGCCAGCGAGCCCGACGACGGAGACGACAGCGACGCACCCGCGCCGCGTGAACGCCCCGCCATGCTCCCCTCGCAGTCCGCAGCGGGCGACGACGAGCCAGCCGAGGAAACGAAGCTATCAACGGCTGTGCGAGCTCGCGAAAAGGCCTCACGCATTCGCCGCGAAGCCGAGGCCGAACGCGCCGCCGTTGCACGCGACCGCGCGAGCCTCGACGCCGAACGCCGCGAGGTCGCACAGCTCCGAGCCGCACGCGAGACGCTGGCGAAGGATCCGCTCGCGGGCCTGAAGGAGCTAGGCCTAGACATGCGCGATCTCGTCGAACGCGCCGCGATTGACGGAACGCCGGACGCGCAGATCCGCGAATTGCAGCGCCGCCTTGAGGCCCAAGAGCGCGCGATCGAGGCGGACCGCACCGGGCGCGCCAGCCAGGACATGCAGACGCGCCGCGCCACGGCCGAAGCCGAATTCACGGCGATCGCATCGTCCGATGAGGCGTATCCGTTCCTAGCCGCCCGGAACGAAATGAACCCCGACACCGTGCGTCAAGACGCCTACAGACTTCAGGAGCAGTACTACCAGAAGACCGGCAAAGTCCCGACGCTGCGCGATATTGCCGAAGCGCTGGACTATCTCGCAGGCGAAGAGTACCGTGGGATCCACGAGCGCCAAACTCGACGCGGCACCAACGCCAGCCGCGACACCGGGACCGCACCCGCAGCCGCCAAAGCGAAGCCCTCTCGAACCCTGGCAGCAGCCAAGGCCGGCGAGAAGTCCACGGCGACGGCCACAACGGCCAACATGAGCAGAGACGAGCGCAAAGCGTTTGCCCTGAACATGCTTCGCAGCGGGCGACTTTAGCGGCGACGCAGCGACCAGAGCGGGAGGGAACCCCCATCCCCCCGCTTTGGAGCATGCCACATGGCCGCGATCGACATCACCTCAGCAGCGAAGATCATCAAGTTTCTTTACCCGGACTACACGGTTCCCCGTGAGCTCCGGAAGAACAACCCGTTTTACAGCCTTCTGAAGAAAAACACTAACTTCGTTGGCAAATCCGTCGAAGTCCCGCTTACGGTCAACTCGACCCAAGGCGGAGGCGCTACGTTCGCAGGCGCGAAGACCGCCAGCGAAGCGGCAGCGTCCTACGCGAACACCTACGCGAGCTTCACGCTTACGCGCAAAACGGACTACTCGCTTGCCACCATCGGCGGCGAGGCGATGAAGGCCGCGGTCAAGGACCAGGGCGCTATGGTGGACCTTTTCCAGGACACCATGGACCTGTCGATGTTCACGGCGATGCGATCAATCTCGCGTCACCTGTTCCGCGACGGCACGGGCACGATCGGGCGCATCGCCGCGATCGGTTCGTCACCAACATTCACGCTTTCGACGCTTTCGGACGCGTACAATTTCTCGCTTGGCGAGCGCATCAGCGTGTTTTCCGGCACGTCCGGCACGTTCATGTACGACACCGAGATCAACAGCACGATCACCACGCCGTTGACCGTCACGGCCGTTGACCGCAAAGCCGGCACCGTGACGCTTTCAAGCGGCACCGGCATTGCGATCGGCCACTACCTCGCGCGCGCCACGGATCGCACGCTGGCGACCAACGATGCGACCGTTTTCACGAACTCGAAGGTCATTACCGGCGTCAAGCAGTGGCTCGCAGGCAGCGCCGCAGGTGCGGCCGTGGGCGCCAACGTGGGCGCTTTCCTTCCCGCCGACCTTTATGGTGTGACCCGAACGACCGACAAGAGCAGCCTCGCAGGCTCGCTCCTCGACTGCACCGGCGCAAGCCCAGACGAAGCGATCCTGCAGCTCGTGTCCGACATTAGCGCCGAGGGCGGAATGCCGGACCATTGCTTTATGAACCCGCGCGACTTCGCGTCGCTCAACAAGTTTCTCGGATCGCGCGTCGTTTACGGCCGAGCGAACTCAAACGACGAAGCGGACTTCGGTTTCCAATCGATCGTGCTTCAGGGCGACAGCGGCCCCGTCAAGTGCGTCTCGGACATCAACGTCCCGCAGTCCGAGATCTTCGCGCTGCAGCTCGACACGTGGGATCTCTTCTCACTGAACGCCGCGCCGCACATTCTCGACTACGATCAGAATAACTTTCTTCGCGTTAGCGATGACGACGCGTACCAGATCCGCATCGGCTCATACGCGAACCTTCGTTGCCGCGCCCCAGGCTTCAACGGCCGCGGGAACAACTACCTCGCCGCGACGGTGTACTAATGGCCGGCCGCACCTTTCAGCCGCTTCTTGGCGCGCTTGATCCTGGCGTCGTGACGCTTGCCATTTCGTGGGCGCCAAACGGATCAAGTGCCGTTGATCAAACGACGATCAAAGGCCGCGGCGTGGCAAGCGTAACGCGAAACTCCGCGGGCGTCTTCACCGTCGCGCTTCAGGACGTGTACCCGACGCTTCTTGCCGCCGTCGCAACCGCGCAGCTCGCAACGGCCGCGGATATTGTGCCACAGGTAGGCACGTCGCTCCTTACCGCCAACGGAAAGACGATCGTTGTGACGCTCCTCACCGGAGCCGTCGCAACGGACGTTGCAGCGAACGCCAACAACCGCGTCAACCTTCTTCTCATCCTCAAGAATTCGGGCGTTTAATGAAGGCCCCCGCGCTCCTTATCGCCCTTGGCAAACGCCGGGGCATGGAAGACGACAGCGAAGAAGAGGCCCCCGCGTCAAGCCAGGGCAGCTACTCGCGCGAGGAAAAGGACGCCATGGCCGGCGACCTTCTCGACGCGATCGAATCGAAGGACAAGGCCGCCGTGTACGACGCGATCGAAACGCTTGTAATGGCCTGCACGGAGTAGGAAATGGCACGAAGTCGAACACTCGGAGACATGCGATCGGATGTTCGGCTTCGTGCCGCTCTCGTCGGAAACCTTTTTGTCACCGACTCGGAAGTCAACGAGTACCTCAACCAAGGGATCGCGGAATTCTACGATCGCTTGGTGGGCGCGCGCGGCCAAGAGTACGTGGCGACCGAACAGGTCATCACGACCACGGGCGCGGAAACGTACGCGATCCCGTCGGACCACTACGAAACGATCTACGTCGAGTTGGATCTTGGAGGCCCGCGGGCGCGCCTCTCAAGCTATTCCATGCACGAGCGCGCGGGCATCATCGGCGCGACCACGAACGGCGTGCCGATCGCGTTCCGCCTGCAGAATGCAAATATCAGCTTCTTGCCCGCGCCCGCCGCAGGCTACACGATCCGACACTGGTATCAGCCCGCCAGCCCGCGCCTTGCGGCCGATGGCGAAAGCGTGGACGGCGTAAACGGATGGGAAGAATATGCGATCTGGCGATCGGTTGCCTACTGCCAGCAAAAAGAGCAGATCGATCCATCGTTTGCGATGGGCATGGTGCAACAGATCGGCGAACGAATCGACCGCCTCGCGCCCTTCCGCGCGACCAACAACACCGAGCGCGTGACCGACGTTTACCGCTCGCGTTCGTTCGACATGGACCCTAGCCGATACTTGCCGCGACCGTGACGCTGCGCACAATCCCGACGCGCGTACTTCGGACCACCGAGGCCGCAACGACCGACGCACAGCGCCAAGCGCAGGCCGGCATCGTGCGCACCAACGCCGCGATCGAAGGCGTCAACGCGCTTACGAAAACTCCATTCGGCGACGGCCAATTTCTCACGGTCCCAGACGGCACCGGAGGACGAAAGCAGCTCATCGACTTTCTCGTGGCCGGCACCTTCGCGATCCCGCACACGCTAGGCCGGCCCGTTCAAGGCTTCGTTGTCGTAGACGTGCAACAAAGCGGCAATCATCGCGTGCGCCGCAACGCACGCACGCGATCGGAAGACGCCGCGAGCATCGAACTGAACGTTCAGGCGATCTGTTCACTTAAAATTTGGGTATGGTGACGCATGGTTGACTCAGCAAAACCCGGCGAGGGAACGATCGTGCGCGCAGACTTCGGCGGAGGCATCGACCAGAGCGCGGACGCGTGGAAGGTTCCGCCCGGCAACCTTTCCCTGCTCAAGAACGGGCGCCTGGACAAAGCGGGAGCAGTACGCAAGCGCACGGGATACCAGCCGATCGCGGCCCCGCTCGCAGCCCCAGGCGCACCGATCGCCGCGATCGGCACGAGCACCACGGCGACGGTCATCGACCGCGCGCGCGACAACGCGATCGACGATGGCCTTTTCGGCGGAGCCTTCGCCAACTCACGGATCGCCAACGAATGCGCGTACGTTGCTCGCAGCTACACGCCCGGCGCAGCCGCGACGTGGACGACGACCGGCGCAGTCTCGGACGTCATCGGCGACGTAG